ATAATTGGAGTTTCGGAACCAAGATTATACTTGCCAGACATTGTTATTAAGTTATTAGATTTAGAATATGGTTATGATAAAGAATTAGACTTTAAACCTTATTAATTCCAAGAGGGGCAATCATGGAAAATAAAGTAGAGCGTTTTATTGACGCAGAGTTTGCAAATTATTTGGGTAATATAGCATTATTATCTGATAATAAAAAACAAACTAAAATAGATGAAGCACAGGTATCTGGTTCAAAAGTAGGGTACAGAAATCCTGCTTTTGATTTGCTTTTAACTATGTTAAAGCCAAAAGTCGAACAAAGTTATGGAAAACGTCTACATCCCACTTATTCTTTTTTTAGAATATACAGAAATGGGCATGATTTAAAAAAGCATCAAGACAGACCTTCTTGCGAAGTAAGCGTTACATTAAATCTTTTATATAACACCGATTTCTTATGGCCTATCTATGTAGATGGTATCCCATTGGGGATGAAAGCAGGAGAGGGTGTTATCTATAAAGGTTGTGAGCAAGTTCATTGGAGAGATCCTTTGGTGTATACAGGATTTGAAGAGGAAGAAGATAAAGAGTTGCTTCATGTGCAAGTATTTTTGCATTACATAGAAGCTGGAGGGCAATTTGACCCAGAGTTTAAATACGATGGAAAAGAGGGGCTAAGCTATGAATAATACAATAGCAATAATAAAGAATGCTTTTGACATAGGGTATTGTAATAATGCCTTATCAAAAATGAAAAACAAACAAAGAGGAGCGGTAGGGGCTTTTCAAGCGGGATCTGTTGTAGAAGAAACAAGAAAATCAAATGTTAGTTTTATTAATGGCATTATAAATAATAGCGATTTATATACACCTTTAATTAGTAAAATAAGTGAAATCAATACACAGTATTTTGGATTTGATTTGAACGAACCAGAAACAATTCAATTAACAGAATACGATTCTATTGAGCAAGGGGAATACAAACCTCATGAAGATGATGCTGGTTGGATAGGGCTAATGCCTGAACAAGGACATCCATTCGGAGTAAGGAAACTGTCAGTAATAGTACAGCTTACAGACCCTAGCTCCTATGAAGGTGGAGAGTTAATTTTCCCAGACACTCACGGTTACGATTCTTCTAATACAACAGGTATTGGAACTTGTATTATGTTCCCATCATACATGAAACATGGCGTTACACCTGTAACTTCTGGTATAAGACACAGTCTTGTTAGTTGGATATTAGGGCCACCATTTAAGTAATATTGCTCAAAACAACTTTGTGTAGTATTATGAGGGGTATAATATGAGGATACAATATGCCCCTTAGTAAATTACAATTTCGACCAGGTATTAATAAAGAAATAACCTCCTACAGTAACGAAGGGGGATGGGTTGATGGTGACTTAGTAAGGTTCCGTTTTGGTTATCCTGAGAAGATAGGCGGCTGGACAAAGTATACTCAAGAAACTTACTTAGGAACACCTAGATCTCTTCATGCATGGGTTACATTATCTAATGATAAGTATCTATCTGTAGGAACAAATGTAAAATATTATATAGAGTCAGGCGGTGCTTTTAATGATATAACCCCTGTCAGACTAACAGTTAGGCAGCCTTTTGATGTTTCTGGTGTTGAGGGTGAAACCTCTGTAGGCACGGTAACAGTAACTAATCCTGTAGAAATCACACCTACTAGTGTATCAGCAACGGCCTCTGTCGGCACAGTAACTATATTAACAGAACCAATTCAAACACCATTAGTAGGGACAACTGGTCTTGGAAGTGTTACAGTAGTTGTATCTGACGTAGATGTTCCAGTAGGTGATTAAATATGGCTGATGTTACAGTAACCTCCTTTCTTGGCGTTGAAGCTGAATCTTTCGTTGGAACAGCTAGTGCTGCGGCTAACGTGTCCGTATCTGGACTAATATCTTTTACAACATCTTCTGGAAGCACCGAAGTTACTGTTGAACATGTAAATCATGGGGCAGTGACAGGAAGCTTTGTTATCTTATCAAACGTAACATTTGGTTCAGGTTCAACATATAATAGCTTAATTACATTACTTACAGGTGAATTTGAGATAACTATTATAAGCGGTAATTCTTACAGCATTACCTTATCTTCTAATGCTGGTTTTGACTTGGTTAGTTCTGGCACCTCTGATGCTGATTATTTGTTAAACAAAGGCGGCACTACTCAATTACTAGGAACAGGATGGGGTGCAGATACTTGGGGTGCAGGAGGCTGGGGAGAAGCTGCAAGTCAAGGTATTGTCCTAGAAGAAGAGCTTAGATTATGGCAACAAGATAACTTTGGTGAAGACTTAATTATTCTTCCTAGAAATGGTCAGCTTTATTATTGGGATAGTTCTAATGGTTTAAATACCAGAGCTTTTCCATTTGCTATGAGAACCTCTGATGCACCAACGCAAAGCAGGAGAGTGATTGTCTCAGACAGAGACAGGCACGTACTTGTGTTTGGCACTACACCACTAGGAGGCGGTGACATAGATCCGCTTCTAATTAGGTTCAGCAGTCAGGAAGACCCCTTTGATTGGACGCCCACAGCTACAAATACGGCTGGGGATATAAGAGTAGGTTCTGGTTCAGAAATAATAGCAGCCGTTGAAACAAGGCGTGAGATGATTGTGATCACTGATACAAGTGTGCATTCACTCCAATTTATTGGACCGCCATTTACTTTTGGCATTACTCAGATATCAGGCAACATCACGATTAGAAACTCAAACGCTGCAATAGCAAACAATGATGCTGTATTCTGGATGGGTATAGATAGGTTCTATCTATATGATGGTCGTGTTCAACCAATACCTTGTACAGTAAGAGATTATGTATTTAGTGACTTTGATGAAGCTAATTTTGAGAAAGTTGTAGCTGGATTAAACACAGAGTTCGGTGAAGTAGTTTGGTTCTATCCTTCAGAGTCAGGAGGGACAGGAGAGAACGACAGGTATGTTATTTACAATTACGAAGAAAAAGTTTGGTATTATGGTAATCTAGCTCGTTCAGCATGGCTCGACAGAGGCATATATGAGTATCCGTTTGGTGCTACCAATGAAAATGACACAGTAGCGGCCTCTGCTTTATACAGTCATGAGTTTGGCAACAACGCAGATGACCTCGCTATTACATCATTTATAGACTCAAGCCCTATAGATATAGCAGATGGAGAACAGTTTGCTCTAGTACGTAGATTTATACCTGACATAGATTTTTCACGTTCCAGTAGCGGAGCAACACAGCAGGCAACCTATACATTAAAAGGACAACGGTTCCCTGGAACGGGTTTCACAACGAATGACACCTTCACTGTGAATAGCACAACAGAACAAAAGAACTCTCGTGTTAGGGGTCGTTCCTTTGGTATAAAGGTTGAAAGTGATGGGCTTGGTGTTGCTTGGAGGCTTGGCTCAAATCGTGTAGATGTTAAGACAGATGGTAGAAGATGAGTAGAGAATTAGTACCACCGCAGTTTTCTGTACCTCCTGAACAGTATGACAGGATGTACTTTGATGATATGGTTCGCAGTTTGTCTCAACTTGTGGTACAAATAAATAACCCAGGTGAGTTAAGGGGTACAAAAATAACTCTCACTGACTTACCTACATCTCCTTCTGGCCTTGAAACAGGGGCGTTGTATAATGATTCAGGAACAGTTAAGATAGTGGCATAATGGGATTATTTTCTAAGTTCAAAGACGCGGTTAGCGAAGCACTTCCAACGATTGGTGGCACAGTCGGCATGGCTCTTGGCGGTCCGATTGGTGCGGCTTTCGGTTCGGGTATCGGTACTCTTGCTCAAGGCAGAGACATTGAAGATGCTATGAAGAACGCGGCAGTTGGATATGGCGTTGGAAAAGTTGGTAGTGCATTTGGTTTTGGAAAAGCTGCAACCCCTGGATTTAAGGGCGGTATTAAAGGATTTATACCTGGACGCGAACTAGATTTTGCGGGGGAAGCTGCTAGAGCCGCTGGCAGAAGAGAAACAGAAATGGCTCCTTTATTTGGCATTGGTTCTGAGGGTACCGCACTTCCTATTAATAAAGGGGCATTGGGACTTGGGGCCCTTGCTTTAGGCTCTTCTCTGTTTGCTGGTGGTGAAGAAGAAGAGAACAACTTAGGCCCAGCAAGACCACAACCTGAAGGTGAAGCGTTTGGCACGGTCAGTGGACCGTTGTCAGGGGAAGTATATGAAATTAACGACCCTGAACAGTTAGCGGCATATAGAGCAGAGCAGGCAAGAATACAGTCGCCAGAATTTACTTATGATGATATAGTAAGACAAAGATATGGTTATAAAGATGGCGGTGAGCATATCGGTGGCGGTGAGGTGACGGGCCCTGGAACAGGAACCTCTGACTCAGTACCAGCTAGACTATCAGACGGAGAGTTTGTTATAACTGCAAAGGCAGTTAACGGTGCAGGGGGTGGAGATAGAGATATAGGAGCAGCCAGATTGTATGACATGATGGCAGATTTAGAGGCGGTAGCATAATGGCTGTACAAAGAGTAGAACAAACAGCGAGACTTCCAGAGTATCAGGAAACATTTCTTGCAGACCTTTTAAAACAAGCACAGACTTTGGCTGGTGGCACTACGATGCCATATGCCCCAACGCAGATTGCTGGGTTATCTCCACAGCAACGTGCGGCTATTGAAGCGGGTATGTCAGGTATTGGTTCTTTCCAACCCTTTTTAACTGGCGGTGCTGGAGCAATATCTCAGGGAATTATGGATGCACAAGGTGCGGGGTATACGCCTTCGTCCTATCAAGAATTTATGGATCCATTCACTGAAGATGTTATTCAACAGCAGTATCAGGACATTGCAAGACAGGGAGACATTGCAAGACAACAAATAGGATCACAAGCCGCAAGGTCAGGGGCATTTGGCGGTTCAAGACAAGCAGTTGCGGAGGCCGAGCTAGGGCGCAATGTAATGGAACAACAAGCTAGGACAGGCTCCGCACTTCGTTCCGCTGGATTCCAACAAGCACAGCAGTCTGCTCAACAAGCAGCACAGCAACAACTAAGACAAGCACAACTTGGCGGTCAGTTGGGTGCAGGGTTAGCGGGTATCGGGCAGCTTGGTCAGCAATTAGGCACACAGGATATAAATACTTTATTAGGTCTTGGTGGTCTAACACAGCAGTTTGGGTATCAAGGTGCGGGTGGGTTTACTCCTGGACAGGCACAGCTTACAGCAGAGCAGTCAAATCTTATGGCACAACAAGGTCTGCCATATCAGCAGTTATCTTTCTTATCTGATATATTCAGAGGTGTTCCATCAACACAGCAGACAACCACTGCCACCACAACCCCTGACCCAAGTCTTGGCTCACAGTTACTAGGTCTTGGTATCGCTGGCCTTGGTGCATATGGTCAAGCTCGTTCAGGTAATCAGCAACTATTCCCAGGATTATTCTAATGAACGTAAAAAACCGTAAAATGTTTAGACCTAAGAATGCTGGTAAACAAGCGGCAGGTATTCTTGCATCATCACCACAGTTAATGCAGAGTGTTCAGAGGAGATATTTGGGGGGTAATATACGAACAAGAAACACTATGTTACCTGACGCTGCCATAGACCAAACATTTATGCGTCCTCCTATGAACCTACAACAGGCAGCAGCAAGACCTGGCTCACTAGGTGTTAGATCAAGAAACACTATGTTACCTGACGCTGCCATAGATCAAACATTTATGCGGCCCCCTGTTACTTCACAACAAGCAGCAGCAGGACCGACTTTCTTTGGTCAGCAAACACCAGGGGCAAAGTTTGGTGGTAGCACATATGGTGGTAGCACATATGGTGGTAGGAAAATTGGGGGGAATACATATGGTGGTATGACTTTTGGTGGGGGTAATCCAACTCTTAACCCGTTGACTCCAAAAGGTAAACAAGTAGTGTCTAACGTAGGAAGCGGAATAGCATCTATGGCTAATGTACTTAGTCCTAGTAGCTCTCCCCCTAAAGTTACTATGAGCAATCTTTTCCCTAAATTAAATGCAGACGGAAACCGTGAACTGTATAGACCAGGAACAGTTCCTGATGTACCTTCTTTTGAAGAAGTAATGACTGAAAATCTTGGTGTAAGGTCTGATGGAACTTCTCCCTTCATTGAAGACAGGTTGCCTTTTACTTCGGGGGAAGAGATAATGAACCGATCTATAAGTAGTTCATCAACCACGGAAACTCAACCAAAGACACAGGTTGACGAAGCAGGAACTGACGGAGCATCGACCACGGACCAGGGAAAATCTGAAACAGGTGGCACTGCAAAGCAAACAGGGAATGGTGCATCTGTGGTTGAACAGGCAACTGCCAAGATGCAGGCGAACATAGCTTCTGTTGATGAGAATACCACACCTAAAGAAAAGCTAACTGCGGATCAGGCAACAAATCCAGAAGTAATTAGTATGTTTACTTTATTTGAAGCTGATAGAAAATCCCCTGATGAGGTGGATTTAGATAAGGTAGCTCAAGACGCTAGAGATTTAATGGGATTTGACCCTGAGAAAACTTCTAAGAGAAAGAAAGAAGCTTTTTACATGGGGCTGATGCAAGCTGGTTTAGCTATGGCGGCTGGTGGAAGTTCTAATGCTATGACAAATATAGCTAAAGGATTATCCTTTGGATTAAATGAATATGCAAAAGACATAGACCAGTTAAATGAAGAGGAAAGAGAAAACCTAAAAGAGTTTCGTGACTTAAAAGTTCAAATGATTAGAGATGAAAAGTCATATAACTTAGCAGAGGCAGGCGCAGAAAACACTTGGAGACAAAATAACGCGACTATTAATAATCAATTCCGTCAGGCTAAATACCAGGCTGAAGTAGCTCAAGATCAAGCTAGAATAGCGCAACTAAACAAAGAAGAAGAGTTCAGGTTGCGAGAGAGTGAAATAGCTTGGACAAAAGCGAGTGTTATGAACTCTATGATTAAGGATCTTGCTTTACTAGATTTAAGAGGTCAAGAACTGACAGACCAAAGAATTAAAAATGCAGCAGATGATGCATGGAGAAATAGACCAGATGAACAAATGAGAATTGCTATATCTATGGGATGGGTAGAACCTGACCCAGATAATAAAAGTAAATTTAGAACCACAGACAAAGGGACTAACGTAGGTGTGGAGAATTTCTTAATCGGAAAAACGAGTACTGCAAAAACTCCTACGGACACAGCTACAGAAAGTATCTCGTATACAGAAGAATATCCTGGGCTTGGGACTGCGACTGCTAACATATTAGCAAATACTATTACCCCTCAAATGGTACAAGATGAAGGTGGGCTAGATCAAGCTGTGGCCTTGGTTTCTAATAAGTCTTTAGAGGAAGTACGAGCAGCAAGGAAAACACCTGTTAATGCTGGCACTAATTCTGTTGCCATATCTTCTTTAGGTAAAGTTTTTCAGGATGCCTTACAAAATTCCTCAGAAGGAGAAGAAGTAAGATATGGTGGAAAAATATACACAATCCAAGGAAACAGTTTAGTCCTGCAAGATTAAGGAAAAGACATGGCTATTAATCTTGATGCTATAGGACAGTCACAAAAAGAAAGTACAGTTTTAGACCTTGATGCTATAGGACAACCACAAAAAGAAAGTACAGTTTTAGACCTTGATGCTATAGGACAACCAACCGAGGGCGTAGCACAAGAGTTCTTTGAGGGTATTGGGTCTGGTTTGATTGCCATACCGCAAGGTATCTTGGAGCTCGGAGCGTCAGCCGTGGACCTTGTAGCTGATACAGACTATGCATCTTCCATTACAGAAGCAGCAAATAAACTAAGAGATGTTGCAGGTATTGACCCAGAAGGTTTGATAGGTAAAGGCTCTGAAGCAATCGTTCAGTTTGTAATCCCTGGTCTTGGAGCAGCAGGTGCTGTAAGCAAGCTAAGTAAAGCAAACAGATATAAAAAACTTTTAAAGAAAAACACTGGAATGACTAAGGCTCCTCCTCCGAGGCCAGGTCAAATTGTTCCAGCAGCAAATATTCCTGGCCCTCTAAGTGCTGGTGAAAAAGTTGCGTTAGGTGCACAGCAATTAGCAGCGGCTGGATTAGTGGACGCGGCTGTGGCAACAGATGGCACTACAACGATAGCAGACTTCTTTGAGGGTGGACCTACTCAAACAAATCAAGAGATAGGATTATCTGGCAGACAAGAAGCTCTTCGAAGACTTACAAACAAACTAGCAATAGGCGCAGAAACTGGAGCATTAACCTTGGCTGTTCCTGCTGCATTAAGTGCAACTGCAAAAGGCACAAGTAAAGTTCTTACTGAAACTCCTGTAGTAAAAGATGTAGTTAGAGGCACAGCCGCTGGAGTTAAAAAAGCAGGGGAAGCTGTTGGTCAGTCAATGGCTAAGTTAGAAGATAGTGTCATTGCAGGGGAGGCAGGGCCTGTTGGAAACACAATTGCAAACGTGGCAAAAGTATTTAGATACCGTGGGTTTTTACCACAAGAAGTAGCGGAAGCTAGACTTCTTACAGCAGGAACAACGGACTCTGTTATTAAAGGAGCTAAGTCTATTCTTGCTGGGTTGGATAAAGAAGTAGACAAGGCAATAAATGAAGCATCAAAAGTATCAAGTGGCGCAAGCCCATTAACAGAACAAAGTATCTTCAACAACCTTGAAGAGTTTATGGTTGGCACTACTCAAGAGATACGAGACAGAGCGTTTGCTGAATTACCAGAAAATGTACAGCGTGAAGCAACTAAGATGCGTGGATTGGTGAAGTCACTTAACAACGACATCTTGAACAGTGACTACATGAAAACACTAGACGAGATTAAAAGTTTGGATGGTAAAAGTGTTGGTGCAGAACTAAGAACAGAAATACAGTCTAATATAAATAATTATCTTAGAAGAAGATATAGAATATATGAAGATAAAAAGTATGAGCCTACAAAAGAAACATTAAGCGCAGCAGCGGCTGGATTCAAAGCAGACAAACCTGCTATTCTAGAAGAGCTTGGTAAAATAGCTGGTGACGATGTAGCAAGAGCAACAAGCTTAGGAATAGTTAGAAGAACAGACAATCCTGATAAATTTGAATTTATAGGGGTGGGTCCAGTTACAGATGCACAAGCTGAAGCCGCAACTAGAAACTTTTTAAGTAGGCATAGAATTAAATCTGCACCAGCAAAAAGAGCAACGCAAAGAATAGCCGACGTACAAATTAATTCTAATATTTTTAGAAAACGAGCAAACATGCCTGACTATCAAAGGGCTTTGCTTGGAGAGATAAAAGATACAAAAGAAAATTTCTTAGGTACTGTTTCAGACTTAGCACAGTTTGTGGCGGCTGATAATTATTTTTCTACTATTAAAAGATTAGCTGATTCCGACCAAGGAATAGGAAAACTTTTTAAGAAAACTAAAAACATAGAACAAGCTGACGGTTCTATAAAAGATCTAACCGACTCTGAATTAGAAATTTTAAGAGAACAAGGGTATAGAATATTAGATGAAAATATTGGCACCGACCCTGAAAAACTTACAAAAGCTAGGTTTGGGTCTTTACAGGGGTATGCTGTACCAGAAAAAGTATATAATGACCTAACTCGTCTTGTTATCAATGATACAAATGTAATTGGAAATGCGACTAGGGATGCATACTCTGGATTTTTAAGATTAAAGGGTGCAACACAATACGGTAAGACAGTTCTTTCTCCTATTACTCAAATAAGAAATGTGACTACAGCTTCTTTGTTCGCAGCAGCACAAGGAAATATCGGAAGAGGTGCCAACCTTGGAGAGTCCTTACGCCTTGTATATGACAATCTATTCACAAACGTATCAGACGACGTAGCTCTTAAAAACTTCCAGGACTTACAGCAGCTAGGTGTAGTTGGTTCACAAGCAGAGTTACGAGAGATTCAAACTCTTCTGCAAAAAGGATTAGGCTATACTGACGATTCTACTGTGAACGGTGTGCCAGTTGGCAGAAAGTTTGGAAGTAAGATTACTGATAACAGACTTGGTTCCATGATGGGCAACCTCGGTAAAAAAGCAGAGAATTTATATCAAGCAGGCGATGATATCTGGAAGATATACAACTATAACTTTGAATTAAATAAATTAAAGAATGCATATCGTGGAGTTACAGGCGGTCCAACAGAAGAAGTATTAAAACAAGAAGCTGCACGTATTGTTCGTAATACAGTTCCAAACTATAACATGGCACCTGAAGCTATCCGTACATTAAGAAGAGCTCCTGTTGGTAACTTTATAGCATTCCCGTATGAAATACTTAGAACAGGGGTGAATACTGTAGCTCGTGGAATCGATGAGCTTGCAAGTGACAATGCAGAAATTAGGAAGATAGGTCTTAGAAGACTAACAGGTGCCGCAACTACATTTGCAATAGCTCCTGCTGCTCTAAGTCATTACGCTTATATAAATTCTGGTGTATCAAAAGAAGAGATGGACGCATATCAAAGATCCATGGCTCCTGAGTGGGAAAAGAATGCCAGACTTATACCCACTGGTAGAGATAAAGACGGACTACCAACATATATTAACTACAGCTATTCAAACCCATATGACATGCTTGAAAGAATTGTAAACGGTGCAATGAACAAAGCAGAAGAAGGAAAACTAAAAGGATACAACGGAGCACAGATTGCTGGGCAAGCGGCTAATGAAGCACTAGGAGAATTTTTTAAACCATTTACTGAAGAAGCAATTATCACTGCAAAATTAAGAGACGTATTAGATCCTGAATCAGAGTTACTTGGAGTAAGGCAAGCAGGGCAACTCACTGGTGGTCGTGGCGGTCAAACTATAAGTGGAGCTAGAGTATACAATCCTGAAGATGATGCAGGAACAAAAATAGGTAAGAGCATTCTTCATATACTTGATGCAATAATACCATCTGCTTTTCCCACCACGGTATCTGGAGGAACTTTGGAGCCAAGTCGTTTTGCTAGAGGGTTTGTGTCAGGACTTGGTTTAGAAGAAGCAACAGGTATTAGCTCAAAAGATAGATACGATAGAGAAAGAGAATTATCCTCTGAACTAGCAAGAGCATTTACAGGTATTACTGAAAACCCTATAGATGTTCCGCTTGGTCTACGTTTTAAAGGATACGAAATATCAGAACGTAATAGAAACTCTAGTAACATCTACACCACAGTATCTAACAGAGCAAATGCGTCTCCCGAACAATTCGTCCGAGCTTATAGAGATGCTAATGAAGCAAAGTTCCGTGTTCAACGGGACTTGTTTCGTATCGTCGAAGACATGAGAATCATGGGACTTGAAGACAGAGAGATTAGAAAGATTCTAAAAAGAGCTAACGTAGGAGATCTTGGTCGAGTGATGCGTGGTGAGTTTGATCCTATTGATGTTAGCAGCACTACCGTTAGTAAGAACTTACGAGAAAATGATTTACGTTCTGTGTTCCCACGTTCAGAGTTAAATGATATAAGAAGAGAATTACGAGGCAGAAGCTTAAAGGTAGAAGAACCACAAGAACCCGAACCACGGACCACGGCTCCTGTATCTCAGGCTCCCACACAAGCACAACCAGTTGCCGCAGTCGCTACTCCTCCAGCGACAGCGCAAGCGGGAGTCACATCTGCCCCTTCGGTGACTCCCGCACCTAATACTCAAAGCACATTAGCTCTGCTATCAAGTGGCAATCCTATTGATGCGTTAAAGAATCTACAGATATTTCAAAGGCAACAACAATGAACATACAGAAGTTACAAGAAGATTTAAAAATTGACGAAGGGGTTAAATATGAAATTTATCTTGATCATCTCGGCCTGCCTACTTGTGGTATTGGGCATCTTATTGTGGAGGGTGATGAGGAATATGGACAGCCAGTTGGAACAACTGTTACAGGGACTAGAGTTAACGAACTATTCGAGTCAGACGTTGAAACAGTCTTGTCGGACTGTGCAGGACTCTACGACGATTTCTACTTATTACCAGAAGAAGTGCAATTAATTATTGCAAACATGATGTTTAACATGGGGCGACCAAGATTATCTAAGTTTGTTGGTATGAGAAAAGCGATAGAAGCAAAAGATTGGAGCCGCGCAGCAGAAGAAATGGTTGATTCTAGATGGTATAAGCAAGTAACAAACCGTGCAGAGCGTTTAGTACAGCGAATGAGGGCTGTCGTAAGTGCTTGAAATCATTAAATAAAAATTCCAATTCTCGCGCCCTTCAGTAACGACGGGCGTGTATATATACAACGAAGGAGCTTAGAATGGACATTTCACCAGTAAAAGAACATTGTGCACCACGGTGCCCACGCTGTCAGACAGTATTAAGAACAATTAATGTGCATGGTCATGACCAGTGCGTAATATGTAAGTCGATTGTAATGGACTGCTGCCAGGGGGAGACTTGTCAGAAGTACACTCCCCAGAATGAAAGTACCAATCCTTAGCTGTTCCACTTGTAGAAAAGTCTTCTACAAATTCTTCTATTCTATTTAGACAAAGTTCTTCTGTGAGGTAAGGGCCTCTTATGTCTGCCAGTTGTACGCATCCACCTTCGATGTTGCATACAATCATTAGCGCGATAAACACAATCTACCCCACCTCTCCCCAGTTGTTTCCTAACTCGGCATCCACTTCAAAGGGTACATTTAATCCCTCTACACAAGTTGTCATAATCTCTACGATCTTATCCGATTGTTCCTGTGACTCTATGTTAAAGCATAACTCATCATGAACCGTTAACATAGGTAATAATCCTTCTTCGGCACATACAACCATTGCTTGTTTTGTTTGATCTGCACTAGACCCCTGTATTAGTTTGTTCAAAGCTTTGTATGTGTAGGCTCTACGTATCATGCCTTTACCGCCATATTCTGTTATAGCTTCTTCTAAAGGAAGTGCTCTGTTGAACCCGTATGACTTTGGTTCATACATATCAAACCTACACTTACGGCCTAAGTATGTTCTTATTACGCCATGAGTTTGAGCTTGATTCATAGCTAAGTCAGCTATTCCTTTCACAAAGGGCACCTTCTCATGGTAGGTGGTAAGAAGCTCTGTTGCTTCTTTTTCTGTTACGTCTAACACCCCAGCAAGTTTTCCTTTACCCATGCCATACATAATACCAAGATTAACTGTCTTAGCCTCTTTACGTGTAATACCAGCCATGTCTGCAACCATTTGGTGAAAGTCTGCATTACCCTCATGATACATTGCAACCACTTCATCTATCTTAGGATGTCTCGCTGGACCTTTTATCTGAGCACAGTAATGAGCTAACCATCTAGGCTCTTGAGAGGCATAATCAAAAGATCCCCACTTGCAACCCTCTTCAGGAATAAATAACCCACGAATCATTGATTTTAGTTCTGGATCTCTAGCAGGGATCTGTTGTAAATTAGGGTTGGAAGAACTAAATCTTCCAGTAACAGTACCTCCGTCATCAGAACGTAATGCATTAAAGTCACAATGAATCCTACCATTATGACTGTGTTCTAGTATCGTGTCTATGAATGTGGTGTTTGCTTTATTAAACTCTCTAACTTTAACTATTTTATAGGCTATCGGATGTTCATGATTCTGAAGAAATTGTTTTGTAAAGGAGGGAACCCCGCTGTTCTCTGTCCTATGGTATGGAAGACCAAGAGCATCGAACGCTTTTGCTATAGATGTAGCAACCCACGGGTCTATAGAAACGCCTGTCTCGGCCCTTATTTCTTCTAGTAGGTCATGCTCTCTTTTCTCCAAAAGCTTCTTAGCGACCTCTGCTTTATCTACGTCCACACGTACTCCCCGTGTCTTCATATCCAAGAGGACTGGCACAAGAGAGGATTCAAGTTTGAAGATGGATTCACATTCTTCCTTGACTAGATCTGCTCTAAGCCTATCCCAAAGACGTAGCGTTACAGCGGCATCTTGCTCTGCGTAAGGTCCAACATATTTGCAAGGCATTCTCCACATACCCGCTTTAGGATCTACACCAAAGTGACTAGCAGCTAGTTTAAGTAGCTTCTCATTCTTAAACTCACCAAGATATTCTCCTGCCAGTGAGTTAAGATTATAGTATCTACGGTTCTCGTTCAGTAAAGGCGCGGCTACCATGGTATCGATTATCGGTCCTTGAACCTCGATCCCTTCAGCCCGAAGCCAACCTAAATCATAGGTTGCATTATGAAAAACCTTTTCTATTTCAGGTGTTTCCATCTGCTTTTTAAACCAACGCATTACCGTATTTCGTGGTAGGTTCTCACCTGACTCATGCTTGATAGGAAAGTATGCTTGGTAATCTCCTGCTGCCACAGCTATGCCAATGATGTAGCCATCTTTTCTAGGCCACCCTGGACCAAGTGTTCTGATGTTTGGATCTCTAGTCTCTAAGTCAACGGCTATGCGTTTGTACTGCGTTAGGTCAGGAAAAGTATGGGGCGGTGTCCAGTCCTTTTCTAAAGAGTTGTTGGATAACTCCCGCATCTCTTCTATATCGGCTGTGTCTTTTGACATATCTGGAAATTCCCCTGCTATTTCTGGATTTGTAAAGAAACTAAACTGGTGTTTCTTCGCCATCTATTGTTCTCCAAACAAACATTGGAGTTGATTCCCCAACATAGGCATCTTGTACATTAAAACAAAAGTAGTCCATTGCTTCTTCATCGTCCATCCCATCACGTTCCATAAGTATATCAACGCATTCTCCTGCATCGTATACCAGTATCTCTTCTCTACTAATGGGATTCATACCAACTCCTATAATAGCCTTATCAAAGCCATCAGCTTTCAGCATTTACTATCTCCCCACCAAGCGCGGCATAACCTATGATGTCTATCCAAGAATCATCCTTGTCTATATTCTCTGCAAGCCGTGCCAATTTAACACCAATCATACAGGCTACTACATGCTCTGGAGTGACCTCTACATCTAAGATAATACTCCAGATGGTAGCTATGCGTTGATGGTTCATCCTAGCCTCACCATAGTCACTAGCCCTATCACCGTTAATTAATGTCTCTGCTTCTGTTAAGAACCACTCTCTATTCTTGTTCATTTATATGCCCTCTAGTTACTTTTGTTCTAAAAAATCCATCATGCTCTGGGTTTATGGTATGAAAATACCTAGCGTAATAAGCTCTATGGTTATTACTTAACTTAAAACCATTGCCCCTAGTCTCTATATCCGTATGCCATCGTATTCTTTCAAACACTGCATTGGCTGAATAGTTATTAAATCCAGCATTAATAACCTGAAACGTAAACTTTTCAAAAAGTTCATAAACATGTGGGTTCTCTTTATGAAACTCCCACCACTTTTCTTTTAAAGATTTGCTCATAACTTAAATCCCCATTGTGTTTTTGGTTCTACTAAATGCAAAGTCTTCTTTGCTCTTGTGACTCCCACATAAAAAGTACGGATCTCTGAATCGAAATCCGTACTCTCACTTGCTGCTTTTGATGAGTCTAGTAGGAGTAAGACATTATCTGCCTCACCACCTTTAGCTTTATGAATCGTGGAAATCTTGATACGTGGTTTGTTTGTAAGGATCTTTTCCCCCATTCTCCTTACCGAGGTAATATATATCTCCTCTCGCTCGGAGACGTTTATTATCTTGTACCATGGTGTGTTCTCGGAAGCGTCTTTCAAGTACTTCTCTTTTAAATCTTGAAGAGTGTAAGAAACTTCTGGGTCTAAATCCCTTAATTTCTTCCTTGCTCCATGTATTAAAAAATCCTTTCTTATTTGGGGTTCGAACTTTGCGATTTGTTGTGCTGATAAAGCTTGTCCTTTGCATAGTCTTAACCATACCTCTATTGCTTCTAATATGTTGGGGGATATGGACCAACCAGAACCCTCGCGGTAAAACAAGTATCCACTATCTTTAAGCTGAACTGAAATTTGATTTGCGATATAGTTTGTTCTTGCAAGGATTAACCACTCACCAGTTCTGATGTCCACATCCATCATATCATAATGCCAAACAACTGTCCCTTTATGAGTAGCAGGATTCCAATTTTTTTGTTGTCTAATGGAAAGCCTCCTAACAAGATCTCCTGCAATGTCATGGACCTGCGGTGGTATTCTATAAGATTGTGTTAGTATCTGTTTGTTATCACAAGCATTTAAAAAGTCTCTTACATTCACACCCATCCAAGAATAAATACACTGGTCATCATCCCCCGCGTAATAAATTCTCTTAGAGTTATGTCTTAAAACCTCGTGCACCATACGCCATTGCAACGGTGCAAGGTCTTGCGCTTCGTCTACTATAAGGACATCTAACATCGGACCACGGCCCTTTTCTACGAAGTCCTCTATCATATCAACAAAGTCCTTCTTATTTGCCTCAATCTTATAAGACTCTAGAGCGTTGTTGATAATACGTGCTTGTTGATAGTGTAAATTATAGTCTGCTGTTTTATTAAACTGATCCTCTAAAGTTACACCACGGACCCTTGCCATTTGAATCATGCCAAGATAAGCATCTCCTTTCTTTCCTTGAGAAAATAAAGTTCCGTCAGCCATAGTAAGACTAGAGTTAGTGTTAAACTCCATACCTACTAACTCCCCTAACTCTCGGTAGTCTGATGCTTTCATTACATCTTTTATGCTCATGCCATTGAATCTGAAGGCCATTGAATGAAGGGTGCGAAACCAATCTAACTCTTTAGGGTCTATTCCAAGTGCGTCTACGGTCCGTTGTCTTGCTTCATCAGCAGCTTTACGACTGAACGAAACAAACCCAATCTTATCTGGAGACGTACCATTCTCTAACTCTTGCTTAACAATATTTATAAGGGTTGTTGTTTTCCCTGTCCCAGGAGGACCAAAGATAGTTGTCTCCATCAGAAAGGCACCTCCGTTTTTTCTATCTCAACATCAGGTATGGCTACCTCATGCTCAAATGCAGGCACCCACCAGACGCGAACCGTTTTCCATTCGCCCTTGCTTGTTCTAAACTTTTTAACACCATTTGCTTCTTGATCTTTGTTTAACTCTTTTATTCGTTCTTGAACCTGTGCTCTTGAGTAATCATCAAAGCGTTTGCCTTTTAAAAACTGCATTAAAGATTCAAGCCTGAAATAAGTTACCCCTTCTCTTGTATATGGCTTACCAAGTAAAAGCTCTTCAGCAGATTGTGCATTCACTCTACCATTACAATATGTTTCCAGATGCTCTAGGAACTGACCTTTATATGTAAGCTCTTCTGGAACTTCTATTTCATTTAAGTTTTCTAGCATGCTATTTACAATCGCCTGCCAATCAGTAGACTTATATGCATCAGGCATAAAACTAAGCTGATCCATACAGGCTCTCTGAAAGCGCATCGGCATTTGTAATTCTTCGGTGGTAAGTTCTAATCGTCTACCATTAACATCCATGAACCATAGCCTTGGCTCTGATAAAATAACAGACAGCCCTGCTAAATCCATAGTTACCTTTTGATTACCAACCCCATACTTCATCCTGCGGCACAAAGACTTATTGCAGAACGACTTCATGGGTTCCTGATCACAGGTATAGAAGTATTCCTTCTTATCCATCTGACTTTGAATCGTAACAATATCAGAAGCGGGTAGAGGCGGTTGACAATACTGTATGTTTATCTGCTCATGAAGTGATTTCCAGTTATCTGGATCCATCATCTTACACAAGATAGCCACGTTAAACATTGTAGTGTTTCTGGTTCCCTCTGGTATGCCCTGCTCCATCATAATCTTCAGACAGGGAGGCCAGCCCTTGAACATATCAGACTGACCTCCAAGACTGACTAGGAGAAAGTCCTTTGGATCTACACTACGAGCAGTGACAAGTTCTAAGAACTCATCTAACGAGGCATCTTCCCCATCTTCCTTGATGGCATATCGCATGGTTTGTTCCGCATCAAAGTACGGAAGGTTAATAAAGTTCCCCACATCACCACGCTCAACAAGCACTTGTTCTTGCTTGGGAAATATTTCGCACCCTCCATATCCAAGATATGACGCAATCTCTGATGCTTTATCACGGAACTCTCCTGCTGATATTTCTTCCTTAAAGAAAAAGAAAACGTGAGCACCGCCCGACTTAGAACGGCACACAACACACGGAACATTTGCGTCCCGTAACTTATTGTCTAAGGCTACAAGGTCAAGAGGATAAGTGTCAATGTCTAAAGCACCGAACTTACACTTGTTGTTTTCGTTTATGGGGATAGAGCCGACACCTAACTGCCCCTGTAGGTGCGACTCTACCATCTCTAATGTTAAAGGTTTACGTATAATACGAGACTTAGCTTTCTGTTTATTAGCCGCTGTTCTCTCTTGTTCTAATTGTGTCTGTCCATGTGCATGCTCAAAACCTTCAAAAGCAGCCATGAACCGTGTGGCTTTTTCCATGTCTTCTCCAGCTAGGGAAAATAGGGGGAATTTTTCCCAAGCTCCCCCTATTTTATCTAAGGTTTTTTAAAATGGGATATCATCTGGGTTATTCTCAGACGGTGTAGGTATATCATCAGAGCTTACGGCTGATGTCTTTATCTCACCACTAGAGAATGACTCGAAGAATGACTTCGCTGATTGAATCGCGGAACTTGGAACTGAAGTTGGCTCCAGCTTTTCAACATTAAAGTTGAACCACGAACCTTTGTCATTGCTTTCCTGTATGGATGTTAGCTTCCACACTGTACCCCACATAGGTGGATTGAATGGACCATTCTTTCCTGGGTACTGAACCATACGCATCATTGTGTTCCAACGACGCGACACCTTGAGTTGTGTCTTCTTCATATCACAGATAGCAGACTGTGTTGCCCCTGTCTCAGGGTCCACAATCATAACTAAATGTTGGGCGGCACGAACAAGTTCATTGCCAGATGGTAGCCTTTCCCCTGACCCAACACGTTCTGTTCTCTGAATGTCTGGATTCTTAGGATCTAACTCCTGCACAAATCCACCACCTTCTTCACGGAATTGAAACTCAAGATACTTAACGGTGTACCCACAAGGGATAATGTACACCCCTTCGTCTGCTTCCCAATATTGACCTGTGACTGTGTTGAACAAGTCACCTGCTGACGCACCCTTAATAAACTTTGGGTCAGTCTTTAATAGCTGTGGACTAAGAGGTTGTAACAAGCGCAAGAATGGTATCTGCATATCTTCGGTGCCGATATTCTCCATGCCTGCCCCTGCAAACTGCTCGAAGTCTGCCATTAAATCCGTAGGTAAAGTGTTTTGTTTTTCTTGTACTGCTGTAGCCATTTTTATCTCCTTGTAATTTTAGCTTCGTTGCCCATGTAAACACCAAACGTGTCAAAGTCTAAGTTCTGACCAGATGTTACTCTGTTCTTAACCCAAGCTCTGAGTGTTGATGGATGTACATAGGTTTTCTGTGCAGGATCCATACCTTGTGATCTAAGGTCTTCGACAAAGGAACCCGCAACATTATCTTGTCCAGAACTAAACCCAACGGTCACTTCGTTCTTGATGATATCCCCTTCTCCAATAGAACGAAGAAAAGCAAATGCCTCTTCCTTCTTATCATCAGCTATCCGTGCATGTACGAAGGGCGAGACTTTAATCTTATGCCCATCGACCTCAAGACTTTCAACGCCCATCTCTTCCATGAGCATTGGGATATCTTCTGTGGAGATTTTACTAGCTTTGTATTTTAAATCCTTGAGATACCTTTCAGTATTCTCAATTTCTACATCTACAGCTAGACGCTTGCGAATTAGATCAGATAGACGAGATGTGCTGTCTGAGTTAACTGTGTCGAACTTAGAGGCATCGACTTCCTGTTCTAGTTGAGCAAACACATCGCTCATGGCATACTCCTTTATTGGTTATTGTAAAAAGTTTAACCCCTTCGGGTATTGGTCAGAGTAGTTTAGATACAACTTCTATATAGTCAAGCTGCTTTTTCTCTGGCAATTTCGTTCTGGATAATATGGGTTAGTTGCCCACATACAGTCCTATTGTTTTTACTAGCTAACTCCTTTAAGACTTTATGTATCTCAGGAGGAAGAGCTACTGACTTATATGTTTTATTA